GATTTTTAATTAAAATATAAAAACGCCCCCGCTTAGGGCTTACGCCCATGGTAGCTAGCGCGTGCCCTGACGCTGCGCTATGCAAACGTCATCAGTGCCGCGCCCGTGGACGGGGCGACTTCGCGCTACCGCGCTCCTCGTACCTGGGAGTTCACGGTCATATGCTGAGATTTTGGCGCCTTTTTATTTTGGCAACCCATAAAGAAAAAATGGCAAACTTAATTTTACTTTATAAGTCAGCCAACTATTCTACATAATTACAATCACGTTGTATCATAATGTCTTTTCGTTGTTTCGTAGGCACTTGCAACAACTGGGATGAAGTTAACCTTGCTACCATCAAAGACTATGCTGCGAATTTTGCAAAGTTCGCCGTGGTCGGGAAAGAGGTAAGTAACTTCTTGCTGAAACAAGCCTTTAAAAAGGCTTGACCCAAACTGTCCCTCCGGGGGCCCTCCCGGGGGGCTCCTGCGGAGTGCCGTGACGCTGCGCTATGCTTTTCTTACCTCTTCACTTAGGGAACAGCAGATGAGGCGACACCTCACCTGCAAGTTTACTTGTCTCTCATTAAGAAGACACGCATTAAGAGTGTCATCGCAGCACTCCCTGGCTTCCATATCTCTCCAGCATTTGGAACTGCTGCAGAGAACCTCGTGTACTGTTCCAAAGAAGATCCAGATCCATGGGTAATGTACGATCTTGAAGAGTTCGACAACTTCAACCCGCACCTGGATTACAACGAGAGAGCCTGTAGAGAGTGGGACCAAAAATACGATAAATTCTTACTTTAGTTTTTTAGGTGCACGGAGCGATCACGCAAGGCTATCGCACGGACCTGGATACTTGCCGACGATTGGCCTTGGAAGGAGGAATGTCGTTAGTAACATTAACATGCACATATCAACAGATTATGGTGGCAGAGAAGTTCCTTCCTTATCACGAAGTGAGACGTGATTTCCTTCCAGAGGTCACGTGGATCTATGGCCCTCCGGGCATAGGCAAGACCGTACTCGCCTTTCGGCTCGCATGTGACGATGGCTCTGTTGAGCCATACGTCAAGAAGGCCAGCCACAAGTGGTGGCCTGGATATGATGGTCATGAAACTGTCATCTTCGATGACATACGAGAGAAGTCTATCCCGTTCATGGACCTGCTGGGCTTGCTTGACAGCAAGCCCTTTACAGTTGAGTACAAGGGTGGGAACAGACAGTTCCTGGGTCGCAGGATTTACATCACTAGCGTTCGTAAACCACAGCACGTGTACGGTACTGTGGGCTTTGAGCCCATACAACAACTGATGCGTCGAATAACCAAGGTCTTCGACCTTGAGGACCCAGAGACCAGATTGGCCTTGGGTGTTCCGGATGTTCCGGAAGTTGGTAGGGTAATAATAGACCTACCAACCATCCCGCCTCCGCTGGTGCGTACACCCAATCTTTGGGGTACGGCCTCTTTCGAGGCGTACACGCCTCAAGCTGAGGAACCGGTGGGATGGTATACCAATGCTGATCCTTTACTGAATTTGAGAAGTATGCGATAAATAATAAATGTATATTTTAATTAAATCTGATATTTATTGAGAGATTGCTTCTGCTCTAGGACGCGTGAAGCGTACTTTGTACTCTATCTCTGCGAGATACTGCTTGACACCAGTAGCGGAGATCGACGCGATGTTGCCATAGTCTGAGTTGTTACGCATATGAACATACGTAAACAAAGGCGTGATTAAACCGTCGGGGTTCTCTAAAGTATCAGGAATGAAATCCTGAACCTCTACCTCACGGGTAATCGCCTTGTACTTGGTCTTCGACCAACTCTTCGTTAGCACTGGTCCTGTTAACCATCTATCAACATGGTTTGTGTCTCCGACATCCAAGCGCCGGTGGCGCAATGCAGTGGCCTTCATCGTTCCTCTTCGGATTCTGGTTTGAATGTCTTCGACATCACCTTCTGTGGTGTTGACAATATTCGTTCCTGTGCCAATGATCTCAATATGTTCAACCTCAACACCATTGTAGACGGCACCGTTCTTGTGGATAGTTGTGATCTTGATCTTCGATGCAAGTACTTCGTACTTGTTGTACCACAAACGGATCTGATCCCAGCCATAGGCCTGGTCCGATCCTCCATCCAAATCAATGTTATGCATGCCGTTTGCAGAAAACTGTCTTGATGTTAGTGCGTTCCCACTGGGAGGTTGCAGTTCGTAGAACACAGCAAACTTCATGTTCATTGTGACACTCTTAGGTTGCATCTTCCCTGGTAGTTTGGGTTGAATCGTGATTTTCGTCATAGCACGAGTCAAACTCATTTTCTTCTTGCGGCTTTTACGACGTCGCTTGATGCGACGTGATTTCTTGAACCGCGAAAAAGACCGCTTACGCTTCTTACGAGAAGTACGCTTAAAACGACGAGCCATATTGTGTGCAAAATTATCATATACTGGGAGTCGGGGGGAATAATGATTTTTAATTAAAATATAAAAACGCCCCCGCTTAGGGCTTACGCCCATGGTAGCTAGCGCGTGCCCTGACGCTGCGCTATGCAAACGTCATCAGTGCCGCGCCCGTGGACGGGGCGACTTCGCGCTACCGCGCTCCTCGTACC